AGATATCACTTTGTGATATCATGGCGGGATGACAACTAACAGCAACGCCATGACACGCGGCACGAAAACGACCCTCGACCTAGCGCGAGGCGACACGCTCCCCGCCTGGCGGGAACCGTCCTGCACGACGCGCTGGGAAGGTCTGACCATCCCCAACGGGGCGGCGGTAACCGTCATCGGTGAAGCGCCGCACCTGGGCAACGAGAACGGCGCGGAATGGGTCATCGTTAACTACCTCGTCCCCGGTGAGGACCGGACGATTTTCGCCCCCGCCGAGATTCACGACCACTTGGGCATCCAGTGAACGCTCGCCGGTCGATCCCCGCGGGGGCGCATATCGCGGCGGACCGTCACCCGCGCATAATTCGCCTTCCCGCCTTGATCGACGCCGCACTCGTCGACGCCGCCGCGGAACAGTCGATCTCCGTAAACGTCGCCGTACAACGCGCCGTGGCGGCATGGCTCGCAAACCAGGAGACACGTTCCTAACGGCGCGAGAAATCCCCCGCCCGAAACTCTGCAGGAGACCGTTCCGGACGAGGGATAGCCCCGCGTGCGACACTAGACCTCAATGGGGACAGCGGCAGAGTTACTCGACCGGGCGGCGCCCGGACTCTCGGCGCGAATCTCCCGGACGTTTTTCAACCTGTTCCAAGGTCCCTATACGTCCGTCGTTCTGCAGGACGACCCGCTCGCACCGCCGACCGCGGTCCGGGTCACCGAACGTCTCGCGTTGTCGATCGCCGCCGTCTACCGGTCCCTCGCGGTCTACGCCGACCTGCTCGGGACGATGCCGGTCCGCAACTATCGCGGCGACGCGGAACGAATGCCGACCCCGCAATTCGTCGACCATCCCGCGGGCGCTCCGGTCGGATGGACCGACGAGATCGGACAACTCGTCTGGTCGGTCCTCCTGCGCGGCAACGCGTACGCGGTCCCGACGTCCTATGACGCGCGCGGGTACCCGGCGACGTTCACGGTTCTCGACCCGAACCGCGTCGAGGTCAAAGCGTTATCGCTGAACGTGAACGAGTACCGCTACCGCGGGAACGGCGGCGCTGTCGATCTCATCTGGTCGAACCCGTCGCCGTTAGAGCTATTACATATCCGTTGGCAACGACCACCCGGTGAGGTTTGCGGCGTCGGCATTCTCGACGCGAACGCGTATCCGGGCGGATCACTCGCGGGCGCCTGGGCGGCAAACTATTTCGCGTCGGAAATGATGGTGAACCCGTCGCCGCCCGCGGTGTTAACGCATCCCCTCCGGTTGAACGCGACACAGGCGCAAGAATTGCAGACGCAATGGGCGACGAGTGTCGGACGGTCGCGCAGTGTCCCCGCGGTTCTGTCGGGCGGAATCACGTTCGCTCCCCTCGCGCTGTCCGCGCGCGACGCGCAACTCATGGAGCAACGGAAATGGAACGCGTCGGAAATCGCGACGATGTTCGGACTCCCGCCCTACATGGTCGGCGGATCGACCGGCGACTCCCTCACCTACGCGACTGTCGAGGGAGAAATGATCCGGCTATGGACGACGGCGCTCATGCCGATGACGGTCCGTCTAGAACGCGCGCTGTCCGCGTGGTTACCGCTCGGACAGCGTCTCCGGTTCGTCCCGGATTCGCTGCTCCGTTCCCAGACACTCGACCGGTACAACGCGCACAAGATCGCGCTAGAGACGGGATTTGAAACGCTGGCGGAGGTCCGCGACCTAGAGAACCTCCCGCCACTCCCGGCGACTCCCGCCGTGGAACCGCCGCCGCCGCCGACCCCGGAGGTCCCGCAGTGACAGAGGGAACGATCGAACGCCGTTATGCGGGACCCGTCGAGGTCGGGGACGGGCGGACCGTCGTCGGTCTCTGTGTCCCGTTCGACCGGGTCGCGACCGTCGCGGACGGAGACGGCGGTCTCCCCTACCAGGAAGTCATCCGCCGCGGCGCATTCCGGAAGGCGATGAAAGCGCCGAACCGGGTTTCTCTCAACCGGGAACACCGCGAGACCCTCGTCGACGAATTCGGTTACGGCGTCGAATTCGACGAAAGCGGGGACGGTCTCGTCGGGACGTTCCGCGTCTATGACGGGAACATCGGAGACCATGCTCTGTCGATCCTCCGGTCCGGCGCGATTACCGGTCTGTCGATCTCGGCGGCGTTGCACCCGCAAGGGACCCGGATCGTGGACGGCGTCGTCGAGCGCCGAATCCTGATCCTCCGTCACGTCGCTCTGACGTCGTCTCCCGCGTACGACGGCGCCGAAATCATGGCGCTGCGCAGCGGTCCCGAATACGGCGGGATCGCGACCGCGCTTGCAATGAACGAAAAACTGCGCGCAAGATTCACCCGCTAACGACGGCACCCCGGACCACCGGACCGACCCCTCCGTAGCGATCCTCTGTCGAGGCGCCGGACCCCTCGGTATCCGACACGGCACCCCGGAACGAAGCGCCTCACCGCCCGCTGCGTTTCTTTCGGAGGTCCGTTCCGATGCCGAATCCCGTTCTCGACCGTCTCTACTCCGACCGTTCCTCGCTGCTCGACCAGGTCGACTCCGTCACCGGAGACGCGGAGGCGAACGACCGCGACCTCTCCGCCGCGGAGCTAGAGCTCATCGCGCGGTGTCACACGCGCATTGAGTCGGAGCTAGACCCGCAGATCGAGGCGGTCGAGCAGGTCGAGCGGACCCGCGCCGCTCACGTCCGCTCCGTCCCGCCTGGCGCGACGGTCGCTCCCGTCTCGTCCGGTCCCGGCGACGCGCCTGACGCTCCCGTCTACCGGACGTTCGCCGAATACGCGCGGGACGTCATCATCTCCCGCTATGACCAGATCGCGAGTCGGGTCGGCGCCGGTTCTCGGACCGCCGCGCTGGACCGGATCGACCGCGTCGTCGCGAACACCCTCTCGTCCGACGTCGCCGGTCTGATCCGTCCGCAGTACCTCGACCAGATCGCGCAGATCATCGACAAGTCGCGCCCGATCGTCGACACCGCGCGCAAGGTCGGTCTCACGTCCGGGACCCTCACCTACCCGTCGCTCACACAGCGTCCGACCGTCGGCAAGCAGACGACAGAAAAGACGGAAGGCGCGTCGCAGAAGATGACGGTCGCGTTTGTGAACGTGACCGCGGATACCTACATGGGAGTCGGGGACCTCTCATGGCAGGCGATTAACTGGTCGACCCCGGACGCGTTGTCGCTCTGGTTCGACCTCGCCGCGGAGCAATACGCGATCCAGACGGAGGCGGCAACCGGCACCGTCCTCGCCGCCGCGACCGTCATGGCGACCCCGGCGATCTCCGCGACGCCGACGCTGAACGAATGGGTCACCGCGATCGGCGCGGCGTCCGCCGCGATTTACACCGCGTCCCGTCGTCGTCCGAACGTGATTTACGCCGACGTCGCTACCGGTTACTCCATGATGAGCATGGTCGCGAACGTCGCTCCTGTGTTCCTCCAAGGCGGTTCGTTCTCGCTCGCGTCGGGGACCGGGAACATCGCCGGACTCGACCTCGTCATCTCGGGCGGACTCCCGGCAAAGACCGTCATCGTCGGAGACCGTTCGTCGCTGCTCGCCGCAGAGACCGCGGGCGCTCCCGTCGAGCTACGCGCCGTCGAACCGGCGATCGGCGGAATGGAAGTCGGGATCATCGGCGCATTCGTTTCCAAGATCACCGACGTCGGCGCGTTCCGCAAGCTCACGATCGCCTAGGAGGAACGATGCCGGAAGACACGACTAGCGGAGACGTGACGCCGCAACCGAACGACGAACCGCAACCGGAACCGGTGCAACCGGTCGTCCTCACCGGCGACCCGATCCCGACCGACCCGCAGAACACAGGGGACGGACCGTCGAGCAACGACGCGCCACAATTCCCCGCGGGTGAGAACCCGGTCGAGACCGACGCGGACGGTCCGTCGAGCAACGACGCGCCACAATTCCCCGCGGGTGAGAACCCGGTCGAAAACTCCGACGCGGACGGTCCCTCGTCGGACCAGACGTCCGGACAGTTCCCCGCCGACGAGGTCAAGTCCGAAAGCGAGTGATCGCGCGCCGTGGCGACCTACGCGTCTGCAAACGAATTAGCGGAGGCGCTCCGCGTGCAAATCACGGCGAAAAACGGGGACCTACTAGAGAAATCCGTCGCGGCCGCGTCCGCGGAGATCGACCATCAATGCGGACGCGATCCGTTGGACCCCATCGCGCCGGACGACCCGATCGCACATATGGTCTGCATCGCGCGCGGCGTCGAATGGTTCAAAGCCAACGATGGCGCGTTTGGCGTCATCGGGTTCGACGCGACCGGAGTGCTCGCCGCGCCGCGCGACGGATTCGCTCGACACGCGGCGGACCTGATCCCGCTGGTCCAAACGTTCGGCGTCGCGTGACGGAGACGGTATTTTCCGATCTCCGTTCCCGCGTCGCTGACGCGCTCGACGACCCGTCCTCGTCGCTACTCGCGGACGCCGCCATCCTCCCCGACGTCGTCGACTCTCTGACGCCGCCCGCGTTTCTCCTGACCTGGGGAAACCCTTGGTCGGTCCCGGCGACGTTCTGCACGCATACCGTCCGCCTCGACGTCGTCTGTATCGCCGCCCGGATAGAACCGGCGCCTGGGGTCTCGACCTTGGAGGAAATGGTCGCCGTCGCGCTCAACCGTTTGCGCGCTGCAGGTCTCCCGGAGGCGACGGTCCAACCGCCCGCACGGTACGACGTCGGCGGTATCCCGTACCTTGCGGCGCGCATTTCGCTAGAGGCGAGAATCGCGATTCCGCTCCCGGAGGTCGCGCCGACCCAGAGCGGCGCCGCGCAGCTAGTAGCGAACGCGGTCCTCACCGCGACGGGCGCGTCCGCTGCGTTCTCCGTCAAGTCCGGCGCAGTGTCGCTCGCGGTTACCGCGACCCTCACCGCGACCGGCGCGACTGGCGCCTATCCGACGTCGACCGCTACCGCGACACTGTCGACGACCGGCGCGCTCACCGCGACCGGCGCTACCGCAGCATGGCCGCGAGTGTCGGGCGCCGCTCTACTCGCGACGACGCCGACCCTCACCGCGACCGGCGCTATTACGACGCCGTGGTCTCCCGCGAGCATTCCCGGTATTACCGCTTGGTATGACGCGTCAGACCTCGCGACGATCACCGCGAGCGCGGGTGCCGTGTCGCAATGGGCGGATAAGGCAACCGCGGGGAATCTTGTGCAGGCAACCGCGGGCAAGCAACCCCGGACAGGGACCCGGACCGTCGCCGGTAAAAACGCTCTCGATTTCGACGGCGTGAATCACTCGCTGGCGCTCCCGGCGCTCGCGGCGGGAACGTTGGCACAACCCAACACAATCCTCGTCGTGATTTCCGCCGACCGGTTAGCGAACGACGTATTTTTCGACGGGTACGGCGCGACCAACCGCCACAACCTCGCGTTCACCACCGGGACATATCAGTATTACGCGGGGACCGTCGTCAATGCCGGTACGGCGGCGACGGGCGCGCAGCAATGGGTCTGCGCGTTTAATGGCGCGTCGTCGCAACTATGGGTCAACGGCGCGAGCATTACCACCGCGAACCCCGGACCCGATCCCATTATTGGGTTGTCGGTCGGCGCATACCGCGACGGAATCGCTGCTCTGTATGACGGCGCGATCGCGGAAATCGTCGTCGTTCACGGCGTTCTCTCCGCAGGCGACCGCGCGTCATGGAACGCGTACACCCTCGCGAAATGGGGGGTCTAATGGCCTACGCGTATTTCCAAAATCAGGCGGCATGGGACGCGTACCACAACGCCGCGTGCGCCGCTAACGCGATTCCGCATCCGGGTTACCGCGCGTCGGATAACTCGACCGTCATGATCGACGCGCAATGGACGGACGCGCACGTCGCGCCTATCCAAATGAAAGGCACCGGGAACGTGACGACCTGGGCGGCGCGCGTCCCCGACGCCGACGTCGCAACCTACGGGCTAAACGCGATCCCTGATAGCGCCGTGGTCTACGGCAAGGACGCGAACGGGATGCCGAACGGGACTGTCACCGTCACCGTGGGCGGCAAGACCTACGTCTCCGAACCGCTCACCATCAATTTCCGGAAACAGAAACCGCCGACGTGGACGGACCCTAAGACCGGGACCGTCTACCAGACCGGAGCGTAACGACATGCCGACGATGACAACCGCGAACGCGAATAGCACTCTCGACGCGCAGGGAACGCTCTACGCGCAGTTGCACACCGCGGACCCGACGAACGCCGGGACCGTCGCGGTGTCGACCGCGTTCCCGACGCGGATCACCGCGCTACTCGGCGCCGCCTCCGCGCGCGCCCGCACCAATACCGCCGACGTGCAATGGCCGTCACCCGCGGCGGCGGCGGAAACGATCTCGCACGTCTCTCTCTGGGACGCGGCGACCGCGGGCAATTGCAAATGGTACGGACCGGTAACGACGCCGGTCGTTGTCCCTCTGTCCAACCTGTTCCGGTTCCCTTCCGGACAGCTATCCATCTCGCTCCCCTAACCGGAGGTAACCCGCAATGGCAACTATGGACGTCACCGCTCCCCCGTTCATCCCGGTTAAGCCTTACCTGTCGGTCGGGACCGCGCCGAACCTCGTCACGCTCATTTGCGCGGCGGAGAACGTCGAGGTCTCCCCGGACCAGGACGAGAACACCGTAGAGACGTTCTGCGGGACGTATACGTCCTACAAGGCGGAGAAATGGACGATCACCGCCTCGTCGTATATGTCCTACGCGTCGACAAACGGTCTGTGGACGGCGCTCCGTCCCCTCGTCGGGACCATCGTCCCGTTCGAATTCCGTCCGGATACCGCGGTCGTCGGCGTCAATAACCCGAAGATGAGCGGAAACGCGATCGTCAAGGCGTTCCCCTTCTTCTCGGGCGGTCCCGGAGAACCGGGCGCGATCGACATTGTCCTCGCGGTCCAAGGCGTCCCCGCCTTCGCGACGGTATGAATCTGGACGTCGACGTCGACACTCGCCGGGTCGTCGCGGGAATGCAGAAACTCGCGCGCAACCTCCCGCGGGCGATCGAACCGGTCGGGTACGAACAGGCGCGCCGCACCGCGACGACCGTCGCCGGGTTCACTCCGGTCCGGACCGGACGGTTACGGCGCACTGTCGGCGCCGAACCGGTCGACGGCGGCGGACAAGTCACCTACGGCGACGCGTTGCGTTACGCGTCGGTCATTGAACATCGTCAACATCCGGTCGAGCGCGGTGTCGCCGGGAGCGACCGCGACTACCAGACCGCGATGATCCGCACCGCCGAACAGGAAGTAGCCGCCCTATGACCAAGGTCCGCGTCGACGTCTCCGACATGACGCTCCAAGAAATGGCGGACGCGACCGCCGCCGCGGGCGACCCGGACGCGCCGGGAGGGTCGTTCCGACAGATGGCCGCTATGGCATGGGTCGTCAAACGTCGGACCGATTCGGCGTTCACGTTCGACGACGCGTTAGCGCTCCGCATGGGCGACCTCGACATAGTCGAACAAGCCCCGGAAGTCCGCAGCGGCGTTATTGGCGTAGCGCCGCCTCCGTCGCCCGCGTCTGGGGACTCAGCCCAGGCGATGTAATGACCCTCCCCTACGGACTGCTCCAAGAAATGAACGCGGTGCTGTCCGACGAGACACGCGCCCGCAAGCGCGCCGAAATGAAAGCCTCGGCACACAAGGGTCGCCGTGGCTAACTCGCTCGACGTCGTCGTTAAATTCGTCGGGGACGCGACCGGCGCGGTCAAAGCCGCGAACGATACGGAGTCCGCCTACACGAAGATGGGCGACAAACTCCGGTCAGTCGGAAAAACCCTGTCGCTGTCCCTGTCGCTCCCGCTCGCCGCGGCAGGGGTCGCCGCAATCAAGGAATTGGAAAGCGCCGGGAAAGTCGCCGCGCAAACGAACGCGGTTCTCCGGTCGACGGGCGGCGTCGCGAACGTCACCGCGAAAGAGGTCGACCAACTCGCGGAATCGCTGATGAAAAAGTCAGGGATCGACGACGAGGCGATTAAGTCGTCCGAGAACCTGCTCCTGACGTTCACGAACATTCGCGACGAGGCAGGCAAGGGAAACGACATTTTCAAACAGGCGACAAAGGTCTCCCTCGACCTCTCCGTCGCGCTCGGGAAAGACCTCGCGTCGTCGACGACGATCGTCGCGAAAGCGTTGAACGATCCGGTCAAGGGACTCGGCGCGCTCGGGAAAGCGGGAGTGCAATTCACAGAGGACCAGAAAGCGCTTATCAAGTCGCTCGCGGAATCCGGCGACATTATGGGCGCACAGAAAATCATTCTGAAAGAATTGGAAACGCAGGTCGGCGGGAGCGCCGCCGCGTACGGGCAGACGATGGCCGGTCAAGTGTCCCGCGCCAAAGAGGCGCTCTTAAACGCGTCGGCGTCGATCGTCGCCGTGGCGGCGCCCGCGCTGGAACTGTTCGCGCAAGGCGCGCTCAAGGTCGCGAATTTCCTCTCTGGTCTGCCGCCCGCGCTGCAGGCGGTCGTTGGCGGCGTCGGTATCTTCCTCGCGGTTCTCGGTCCGACGCTGTCCCTGATCGGGAACCTTGTGAAGATCGCCGGTCCTATCAAGTCGGCGTTTGAGACGATCTACCTCGCGGCGCTGTACGCGGGAGAGGGACTCGTCGCGTTTGCTGTCCCGATCGCCGCGAC